ATGATCAAAGACTTACCGCTACCTGTTGGAGATATCAGTAGACTACGCTTATGATCAAGAGCCATTTCCACAGCCCTTCTCTGATAGTCTCTGAGCTGGATTTCGCCAGAATCTGAGTATAGATGTAAGTCATCAAGATAAGACTTATAATCCTCAAAGAATTCCTCCTTGAAATTTTCAAACTTGCATTCGTAGTTTCTGTCAAGACAAAACTGAACTATTTTGTTTCGAAGCCCCGTATAGATCTTGCGTGTGAAGTAGTTGAATAAACGAATCTGACCATCCCAGACTCTACGCTTGAATGCTGGTGAATATTGAGAATTTGGGACCTTGAAGGTGAAGTAATCGGATATCTCTTTTGCTACTGAATTTTCGCAATGAATCTTGATGAATGTACCATCGATTTTTTCTATTTTTACTTCTTCACTGCCCATGACTGAATTTGATCCATTCGATGGCTGATCGTATATTCCACTGCCTGTTACTTACGATCTTTACAACACCATCCAAATAATTCACTAGTTCTTTCTTTTCAGTAATTTGTTTTTCAAGACGAATGACATCATCATCCGCATCAATGAACCGATCCACATCGGTCTTGAGAATATTTAGGTCAAATGGCTCCCATTTAAAACGGTCTAGTTCCTCTTTAGACAGCTTTCCTGTATAATACAGCCACTTGTACTTCCGCATGACGCGGAGGGTTCTCTCGTCTTCTGCAAGGGCTTCCTTGTGTTTCTTAAGAAATATGAGATACTTGTTATGGATCTGTGGAGTATTGACCGATTCTATTGCTAGTTCGGTGGAATCAATCTTCAGATCTTCTTGTACTTGTTCTTTTAGTTCATCAAAATTCATAATATAATTATACACAAATCATAATAAAAATCAAAAAGAAGGATTTCCCGGATCTGGATTGAATTCATAATAAGTATATGAGAATCGTGCAGTTGCGTATTGTGTAACAGCAGAACTGGCGGTGCTTGTAAATTTTAATCCTGATAAACCTATCGGAAAAATTTCATGAAATATTACTTTTCTATTATCTTTATAAGTTCCCTTTGTAAGATACAAAGTAGCAGTTGTCATCCACGAATTAAAACTTAATGAATTATTTGTACAATCATCATCGATATTTCCAAGTGCTCTCATCCATCTATAAATTTCTAACCAATTTACTAAATTTTCATCAACCATAAAAGTTATGACAAGATCTTCGAAATTATATTTTCCTATTGGTCTTTTTACAGGAATACCTAATGTAGTAGGCTGTTCAGCAGCAGCCATTGTTAAATTTGGAAGAGAAACTTCAGTACAATTGTAAACTACAGTTGGAATCCTTCGAAGTTCAAAATGAAAATAATTGATTCCAAGTGTATTAATTGTTAGATTGGACATAAAGTATGTAGAAAAGAAAACAGGAGCCATTTTTGGCTCCTGTCTCCGAATTTAACTTGTCAATCAGTATTAGGCTGAGTTGCCGTGTAGGTTTAGTACGCGGAAGATGCGGTAGTACTGGTTGAGGTTGGCACTCATGGCTTCGCCATCTGGTGTTCCACCAGCAGACAAGACGAATGGATTAGCAACCATGCCGTAGCGGGTCTTGAATCCAATCTTGGGCTGGAAGGTATCGGGATCAACTGCACGAACCATCTGGAGTGGAACATAAGGGCAGTAGAACAAGCCAGCATCGTATGGGCTTGAGCCACGGTATCCTACGCAAACGAAGTCTACGCCACTCTGGACATAGGGATCGATGTAAACGCGCATCTTGCCGTTTAGTACACCAGCAAAGGTGTTGCCGGTATCATCAACTTCAAGCTGCTGATTTAGAGCGGGGCTGATGTTGAGGAAGCCGCCCATGGCGAGAGCTGACGCAACATCTGACGAGCAGATGATGAAGTTGCCCTTACCACGACGAGTTTCCTTGGCAATCTGGTTAGCTTCGCGTTCGATCTGGAACATGAGGCCACGGAAGCGTTCAGCTGACCAACGACCGTCAGAGTCAACTAGGAGGTCATAAGCACCACCCTGAATTGCTGATGAGGTGAGATCGCTCTGCTTTGCACCGAGCTTGGCAACATGGTAAATGCCACGAACGACTTCGCGGTTGATTTCAGCAAGAATTTCAGTGCTGAGAATGTTGGCTAGTTCGGTTTCAGCGTCAAGACCGTGAACAGCCTTGAGGTCCTGAGCAAGTTCAGTGGTGTAATCGGCCTTTAGAGCGCGAGTCTTAGCCTGAACAGCGACCTTATCGATGGTGAATGCCATTTCCTGGAAAGGCTTACCACCAGAACCACCTAGATTTTCTGCATCACCAACAAGCATACCCTTGAAGTCATCTCCATAGAAGGAGTTATTTGTTCTGGTTGCACCTGTTGCACCACCAGCAAATAGGGTTAGACCGTAATCGGCTGAACCACCAAAGTAGTTGGTATAAGATGCACCCTGACCACCTACTTGACCACCAGTACCACCAGAACCACCGAATGGTACGAATGCTTCCTGGTACATGGCTTCCCTGCGGGGTCCACCATTGGGATCGTACTTGGGACGCATTGCGAAGATGAGTCCGGTAGGAGCGGTCATGGGCTGAACGCCGCAGATGTCGTAAGCAATGAGGTTAGGCATTGCGCGACGAACGAGGCTGATTAGAATTGGGTCGTAACCAGCGATGTTGTTTGATGCGCCACCAAAGACATTGCTGATAGGTCCACCTAGTGTGTTATCTTCTACTAGTCTTTGCTGACGCATTGCATATTCTTGGTTCTCAAGAAGAACTGCGGTAACTTTTGCTTTGTAAGTATCTTCGATAGCGGGAAGAGCGTTATGATTGAGAACTGGTTCCCACTTCTCAGTTAAAATATCGTATGGTGTTGAATCTTCGTACATTGTATCTCCTGTGTATTTTTATTTATAAATTATCTATTCTTAAGGTGTCTACTAATCGCATTTGCGTAGGCATTAACAGTACTTTCCGTTAGTGTTTCGGGTACTGTTGATGTCTCAAGAATGTCAATAGTGCGATTGGCTGGTTGAATTCTTGGTTGTACTTGTTGTGGTGCTACAGCTGGACGAGCAAAGAAGCTTTCCTTGATAACCTTAAGTTTTCTACGGAATTCTTCTGGATTGTCGAACTGAACGCCTTCTGCTAGATTGGCTAGCTTGTCAACCTGAGTTGCAGCTAAACCAGCTGATTCTTCAGCAAAAACTGCTACAGCAGCAGTATCAAGAAGCTTCTTACGAAGATTTACATTTTCGTGAATGCTCTTGTTTAATTGCTGAGTCTGAACATCGATCTGAGTGTAGAGTTCGTCTAGAACATCATACTTTTCATCAGGAACATCAATGAAGTTAGTTTCAAAGAGTTTCTTTAGACCAAAGATGAAGTTTTCAGCGAGTTCTACCTTGATTCCTCTTTCGACTTGTAGACGATTTTCGTTTACCCATTCTTCAACGACATAGGTAAGATAATCATCAACCTTCTCAGTTAGTTCTGAAACGGTGTTGTTTAGAGCATTGGTATATGAAACTTTATATGCTTCGTTAATCTTTTCTGCTCTTTCGTTTAGTTTTTCGTTTACAGCAGCGACAAAAATTGTCTTTGCTCTTTCAACGAAATCTTCTGAAAGATTGGAATTTGCAAATAGAGCAGCAAGATGTTCCTTTAAGGATTCTTCTGATTCTGCTTCCATATCTTCTTGTTCCATATCTTCTTGTTCCATATCTTCTTGTTCCATATCTTCTTGTTCCATATCTTCTTCCATTTCATCTTCAGTACCCATTGGAGAACCAGGCATTTGTACTGGTGCTCCTAACTTTGGGGTTTGAATTGAAGCGGCGTTTTGTGCGTAAAAATCGCCAACTGGCTTGTTTAAAACAAATCCCTTACCAGTGGTATCAAAAGCTCCACCACCAAGGATGTCATGTTCGTCTGATTGATTATTTTGTGGTATCATTATATTCTCCGTTTTATTTAGTATTTATCTTAATCCTCTGAATCTATTTTGTATATTTATTGCAGAACCTGTGACTTTTCCTCTATTCTCAAGTGTTCTTTTCAAATCACCGAAAATATTTTCAGCTGCACCTTCTAAAGCCGCATTTTTTATTTCACCAAATTGTTTTGATAAGAATCCTTTTTCTTTATTTGCGGCTAATGTACCAGCAGCACCACCCGCACCAGCAGCTACCCCTGTAGCAAGACCAGAACCGCCTGTAGCGGCTTGTGTGGCTATACCACCCTTTGCTGGATTTATTAGTGATTCTACTTCATCTAATTTATCATCTGCTAATGCTCTTTCAGCTCTTCTTAATCTAAGAATATCATCAGCAGTTGCGTTAGGATTAGATCTTCCGCGTCGAATAGCATCTGAATAATCAGCTCTTCTTAGTCCTAATTCTTGAGCTGTTTTTGCTGCTTGCTGTTGCGCTTGTGCCTGAGTTTTTATTGCCCTAGCTCCAGCTCTAGCTCTTGCAACTCTTCCTAATTTACCGGGAAGTGATGTAGCAACTTTACCAGCACCTTTTGCAGCAGCACTTCCTGCTTTAACAGCACCTTTTGTTACTAATTTACCAATAGCTCCAAGAATACTTTCATCCAATTGTTGATTGGACATAGTGTGATAGGCACACTCATTTAACGATCTTAATTCTTTTGAATTTAATCTTTTCATTTGATTTTTCTTAAGAAATCGGCAAATGCTTTAATTGATGCTTCTTGAAGCTTTTTCTTAGAAGCTTTTGTTATTCTTCTGTGATAACCAGCAACATCTTGCTCTTTGAGAATACCGTTATCCCAGATCCATTCCTTTCCTTCCATAATACCATCTACGAAAGCATTTGGAGCTGATGGATCTGCAACAATATCGATTGCAGCAAGCATAAAGTCTTCTTTGACATAGTTGGCTCCACCCTTCTTTTCTAAAGAA